CGGAACATTTTACTTACTTGAGCGAGGAAGCAATGCGTAAAATTATGCTCGGACATAATGTAACTTCTCCACTTATTTTTGGTGTGGCAAGTTCAAACGGATTTGGCTCAAATGCTGACGAATTACGCAATTCGATTATCCTATTTACAAATATGGTAATTACTCCAATGCAAAATGAAATACTTGAGGCATTCGATGACATATTAGCGTTTAACGGAATTAGTTTAAACCTACAATTTGACGATTTAAATCCATTAGATTCAGAAGGTGACTTAACTAATAACGAAGGTAGCAAAGTAATTGAAGGTATTAACTCACTTTCTCCATTGGTTGCGAATAAAGTTCTTGAATCAATGACTCCAAACGAAATACGTGCATTGGTTGGATTAGCACCGGAAGAGGGTGGTGGTAATTTGAAAGACGCAAACGCATTTGGATTGAGTAAAATAGACCCTACAAGTTTTTCAAGTGATTTGGATTTGGAAGAATGGGAGTTAATCGATAGTAGAATGGTCGATTATGAAGAGGAAGAGGAAAACGATAATTTAATTAATAAGGCAAATAACCCAAGTTTATTAACTAAAGTTTTGCATTTAGCATCTACCGGAGTTGCATATCCAAAAAGAAATTCTGAACAAGATACTAAATTATTTAGAACTCGTTACAGATATTCAGGCGGTGGTGCGGGAGAACGTGAGTTTTGCCAAAAAATGATGGCTGCAAATAAGCTATATCGTAAAGAAGATATTATTAAAATGGGCGAAATAAATGTTAATCCTGGTTTCGGAATGAGACCAACACCAAATGAGCCTTATTCAATTTGGTTATGGAAAGGTGGCGGTTTGCTTTCTGACGAATATCCAAACGGAACTTGTAAGCATTTTTGGACTCGTGAAACATACAGAAGAATAGGTACGGATATTACTTCTCCATTAGCTAAAAAAGTAACACCATCTGAAGCAAGAAAAGCAGGTGAAATTTTACCAACAAATGACGCAAGAATATACAAAGCGCCACACGATATGAAATAAGATATGGCTGAAGCATTACTAATAACCCGAGAAGACATCGTAAGATATACTGCGATAAATGGAAATGTCGATGTAGACAAATTTATTTCGTTTGTGAAAATAGCGCAAGATATTCACATGCAGAATTACTGCGGAACAAAGCTACTTGAGAAGATTAAAGGACATATTATTGCAGGTACTTTATCAGGTAATTATTTGTCGCTTACAACTACCTATTTAAAGCCGATGTTAATACATTGGGCAATGGTAGAATATATGCCATTCGCAGCGTACACAATAGCTAATAAAGGAGTTTACAAGCATAGTAGTGAAAATAGCGTTAACGTAGAAAAGAATGAGGTAGATTTTCTTATTGAAAAGGAAAGAAGTATAGCACAGAATTATACGGAAAGATTCATTGATTATATGAGTTTTAACAATGCGCTATTTCCTGAATACTATACAAATTCAAATAACGAGATTTCACCCGATTCGATGAATAATTACACCGGTTGGTATATATGAAACTAACAAAACCGAAGATTAAAGACATTCAAAAATTGAAAGTTTACCTTAAAAAAATAGAAAATGGCGGAAATAAAAATAAGTGACTTAAACCCTAAAGGCGAGAACATCTCAGCAACGGATCTATTTGTAATTTCCCAAGATATGGGCGGTGGTGTTTACGAGACTAAATCCATTACGGGTGACGAAATACTTGGAGCTGTTTCACCTACTGCCGTAGCGGTTAGAAATCAAACGGGCGCAACTATTTATAAAGGTACAATTGTCTATATATCCGGAACAAGTGGCGGTAAGGCATTAATTTCAAAAGCACAAGCAAATGCAGAGGCGACAAGTACAAAAACGCTCGGAGTTGTTGAGGCTAATATTGCAAACAATGCAAACGGGAATGTGCTTACAAATGGTTTACTTGTTGGTTTAGATACACGCACAACTGCAACGAATCCATTTACAAGTGATACATTAGTAATCGGAGACAATATCTATTTGTCGCCAACTACAGCAGGATATATAACAAATGTAAAACCAATTGCACCAAATCACATGGTTTCGGTTGGCAAGGTGTTGGATGTTTCTTCAACGGATGGAAAGATTCTATATGAAGTAATTAATGGCTTTGAACTTGGAGAATTGCACGATGTGAATACAACGGGTGCTGCAACAAACGATGTGTTATCCTTATTTGCGGATGGTGTTTGGAAGCCTAAAAAGGCTATATTAGCTAACGATGGCACAACTTACGACACAAATGCCATTCAAACAGTTACGGCTGCGGAATACGCGGCTATCGGAACACCTAACGCAAGTACACTATATTTTATTGTATAATGAAAATTGGAACAACAGATATTACCAGTTGTAAAATAGGCAGCAATCAAGTAAATGAAGTTAGAATAGGAAGTACTTTGGTTTGGAGTTATTCGTCTTTTGACCCCGACGCACAATTATTTATAACCAATGCCGCAATAACAAATCCCATTCAACAAAATGCTATCAATCAACTTGTTTTGGATTTAAAAGGTTATTCTATTTGGACTAAAATGTCATCGTTATATCCTTTTGTTGGCGGAACGGCAGCGCAACATAAATTTAATCTTAAGAATCCTTTAGATACGAACGCAGCGTTTAGATTAGTATTTAGTGGTGGCTGGACACATTCTTCTACGGGGGCTTTACCAAACGGAACAAACGCATTTGCAAATACGTTTTACAATCCATCTATTAATTTGACTGATATAAATTCTAATCATATTTCATTTTATTCACGAACAAATTCAATGACTTCATCTGTTGAGATGGGGGGTGGAGCTGGAGCTGTTTTGGTGGATTTAGAGTTAAGATATTCTGCACTTTCTTATAACTGGAACATGGCAAGTTTTATTACGCACACAAATTCCGATTCAAGGGGAATGTACGTAAATACAAGAACTGCTTCAAATGCTTTTAAATTAATTAAAAATTCAGGGACAATTTTAAATGGCGGAGCAGGTTTAGCAGGGACAACAAAACCAAATATAACTTATCATATTGGTAAGAGAAATTACGATAATTTATGGTCAAATAAAGAATGTGCATTTGCTTCAATCGGAGATGGTTTATCCGATGCAGAAGTGGCAAATCTATACACTGCAGTACAAGCATTTCAAACAAGTTTATCGCGTAATATATGATAGTAGCAAAATTAACACCCGAACAAGCAAAACAATTAAATGGAGTTGAATTTGCAACCGATAGTTATTTCAATCCTATTGAAGACAATAACGGAAATTGGATAATATCAATTGAAGAAATTGAGCAATGCGATATTGAATGGGTAAAAGAATTACCATTAATAAAATTTGAACCAATCGAGATTAAAATACTACCATGAAAACATCCCTAACCTACCTTTACAGCTATTTATTAATCCCACTTTGCCTATTTTTCACACCTATATATTGGATGGTCTTTTTAGTAGGACTGTCCACTATTATAGACACTTGTTTTGGTATATGGAAAAGTTTAAAACTAAAGCAAAAAGTAAGTAGCAAATTATGCAGAAAGGGTTTAGTGCCAAAAGCAACATCTTACATTGCGCTTGTTTTGATTGCATTTACTGCTGATTTTCACATCGTAAATGAATTTACCAAGCTATTCGTTAATATTCAGTTCGTTTCAACTAAACTACTAGCAATGGTGTTAATTGTTATTGAATTTCGCAGCATGGATGAGTCGTTCAAGCTCGTTAAAGGCTATTCGTTTATCGATAAGTTGATGAGTAACATAAAAAAAATCAAACAAGTTAAGGCGGAAGTAGAAAAATAGTTTATATTTACTAAAAAAAAGAGGATGAGATTTAATTACAAGCAATTTCTAATGTGGTGTTTCACGTTATTAGTGTCACTTTACGCAATGTTTCTACTATCCGGATGTTCGGCTAAATTTCACTACAATAAAGCGGTATCAAAAGGCATGAGATGTGAAACCATAACGGATACAATAACGATAAATAAGATTGATTCGGTTATAATCAATGGCGTTAAAACGTATTTTGTCACAAAAGTTGATACTATTTTGGTACGGAATAACGTGTACGTTCCAAAAACTCGCTATGAAACTAAGATTGAATGGCGCAAAGTAAGGGATACAATCGAACTTTTACGTTATAAAACAAAGGTAGAATATAAGACCGAAAAAAAGAAGTCAACAGCTAAGGTATTAAAGTTACTTATTGGTGTTATTTCATGCGTGATTTTGATAATTGGAATATTAATATGGATTTTAAAAAAATAAAGATGAAATACACAGACACACAACTATTAGATAGGGTAAAATCTTTACCTTCGTTTAAAGGATTTCCGCAGTCAGGAGTTTTAGATATTTGGGTTCGATCTAATGCTGACGAATTTGATAAATTTGATGATAAGGTTTATTCATTTGATTGTTATCCTGGTGTTGAGCCAAAGTTCAAAATGGTTTGTACGGGCACATCGAATGCAGGGGCTACTGGGTTAAAAAAGTTTGCGGAATATAACGGGCTTGGTTGCGCTATATTGAAAAGTGATTGGATAGTATATAACAGTCACGCATACGGGCAACATAAAGGTAAGCCAGCGTACAGACAAGCGAAAGGATTTCCGTATTTTCGTGACAATGATAAGGATAATAAGGCGGAAGAACTTGGTACGGAATATAAAGATATAATAGGTGCGAATTGTCACAGGGCTGGAGCGCATTCTAC